GCATCCACGCTAAACATCAACGGCCTTGGCGCGGTAAACATCGCAAAGAATAACGTAGTGCCGATTATTGGCGGTGACATTGCAGCAAATCAGCAATTCATCGCAATCTATGACGGCACGAACTTTCAATTGTTAGGCGTTGCGCCTAATCAGATGTTCGCCTATGTTACCAATGCCGACAGCGTTACGATTAACCGAGGGCAGCCTGTCTATGCCTTTGGCGCAACAGGCGATAGGATGACTGTGAAGCTTGCGAATAACACAAGCGAGGCCACTTCATCTAAAACTGTTGGGCTTGTGTTCAGCAGTTCAATTGCACCGAATCAAAAAGGCTACATCATTACGCAGGGTGTAATCGATGGAATAAACACGAACGCTTACAGCGCAGGCGATACGCTTTACGTTGGCAATACGGCGGGGGCTTTGACGAACACAATGCCATTAGCCCCAAATCACTTAACGCGAATCGGAATAGTTGAAAGGGCGAATGCTGGCAATGGTCAGATTTATGTTTTCGTACAAAACGGATTCCAGCTCGATGAGCTTTCGGATGTGGACATCACAACAACGCCGCTCGCGAATAATCAATTTCTCGTTTATACCACAGGCGTAAATAACCTTTGGAAAAACAGAACGCTCGGCAATGTGCTCGGAGGTGCAACATCGCAATATGTGCGAGGGGATGGAAGCCTTGCTACCTTCCCAGCAATACCAACCGGAACGGTTACAAACGTAAGCGCAAGCGTTCCAAGCCCTGCAAGTCCTGCATTATCGGTAAACGTAAGCAATCCAACTACCACCCCAGCAATTGCAATCACAGCGAATGGTACAACCTCTCAATACGTGCGCGGCGATGGCTCGCTTGCAGGCTTGCCGTTCGAGCTTGTCGTGGCTGCATCGGATGAAACAACCGCGCTGACAACTGGCAATGCAAAGATAACATTCAGGATGCCGCGTGCCGTAACCCTTACAGCCGTTCGGGCTTCGCTTACCACAGCGCAAGCATCGGGAAATATCTTTACGGTGGATATTAACCAGGCGGGCACGAGCATATTAAGCACTAAGCTAACCATCGATAACACTGAAAAGACAAGCACAACGGCTGCAACGCCGCCAGTAATAAGCGATGCCAACCTTGCCGATGATGCCGAGATGACAATCGACATCGACCAAATAGGAAACGGCACGGCAACAGGATTGAAGGTTGCATTAATCGGTACTTACGCATGAGTTTCATTGTTAACCCTTATATTTATAGCTCACCATTATGCGCCGATGCGGATGGCAATGCCTTTTTAATTGCAACAGGGATAACAAACCCGACCATTGTTTCGGCTATTTGTACGCTGGTAACAAGCCTGAAGACGCAAGGATTATGGACAAAGATAGATGCTATTTATCCATTCGTTGGAGGCACTGCGACAACGCACATGTATAATCTTAAAAACCCAGCCAATACAAACGCTGCATTTAGGTTGAGCTTTGTCGGCGGTTGGACACATTCAGCTAATGGTGCTTTACCAAATGGCACAAATGCTTTTGCAAATACTTTTTATAATCCGAATGGAAATGCTTCTCAAAATTCGCATCACGTAAGTTACTATTCCAGAACAAATTCTAATTTAACAGAAGTTGAAGTGGGAGGCGTAAACGCATCACAAGGCACAGTTTTAGAAATTAGAACATCAAATATAACTTATTTTAGAGTGAACTCGGCAATAGTATATATTACTGCTTCTGATGCAGATTCAAGAGCATTTTATATTGCTAACAGAACGGCATCAAATGTAATCAATGGGTGGAGAAACTCAATAAAAGTTGCTAATGGAACAACATCATCGGGCACAATGACAAGTCAAAATTATTACATTGGTGCTTTAAACGATAATGCAGTAACAAATTATTATTCAAGAAAACAGTGCGCCTTTGCAACAATCGGATCGGGTTTAACAGATGTAGATGCCGCAAATTTATACAGCACAATCCAAACCTTCCAAACTACATTAGGTCGAAATGTGTAAAATATGATAACAGTTTACCAATTAACACCCGAACAAGCCGAGCAATTAAGAGGCGTTCAATATGTCGCTGATATGACATTCAACCCAATCCAAGATGCAAATGATAATTGGATAATCAGTAGCGAGGAAGTGAGCAGCACGACTATCGACTGGGTGAAGGAATTGCCAGCGATTGAATATATTCCAAAAGAAGTGTTACCTTTGTTCTAACCAAAATCATTTATTATGGCAGGCGTAAAAGTAACCGACTTAACAACATTAGCAACGGCAGACCCAACCGATGTAATGTACATTGTTGATACAAGCAGCAACACCAGCAAGCAGATTGAGGTAGGTAATATGTTCACAAGCGGTTCATGGACACCAACATTTGACACATTTGTTGATGCAATTATAGATGCAACTTTAGTTGCAGCGACTTATCAAAGGGTTGGCAATGTTATAACTTGCTCTATGACTTTAACTCTTGACGTTGACTTTTCAGCGAATAATACTGGTAGCTTTAACTTTACTTTACCTTTTACAACAACAACAGGTGTTCCTTGTGGGTCATTATCTTCAAGTAATATTACCCAGCGGTTTAATGGTGCAGTAAGATCATCGAGTACCACAAAGGGCAGAATCGTAATGATTTCAGAAGATACATCACTTATAACATCAACGGCAAGTTGCCACGTTCTATTTCAATACGAAATTAACTAATGCGTAGCACCTCAATTCTCGGGCTTAATCTGATTAAGAAGTACGAGGGATTGAGGCTCTCAAGCTACCTATGCCCAGCCGGAGTGCCGACCATAGGCTACGGAAGCACACGATACCCCAATGGAAAAAAGGTAATTCTCGGCGAAAAGCTCGCATCAGAAAAGGAAGCAACGCAATTGCTACTCGCAACGCTTGAGCCATTCGAGGCGGCGGTAAATAAACACCTGCCAAATATTAATCAATGCCAGTTCGATGCGCTTGTGGCATTCAGCTACAACGTAGGCACAGGCGCGTTGGTTAAGTCTACGCTGCTGAAGAAAGCCAAAGCCAACTCAGCCGACCCGAGCATCCTCGATGAGTTCCTTCGCTGGAACAAGGCAGGCGGGAAGGTGCTCACAGGGCTGACCAATCGCCGCCGCGAAGAGGCAAATCTCTATTTCTCACTTTGTAATTTTTAGACCTACGTTGCCCAAACGCTGTAAGGGATTGCGCGTATATTGAGGCATGGCAAAAAGACCTACCAAACCAAGGCGAATACTCGATGTGATTGTGAAGCACTGGCGCAGCACAATCGGTTCGCTCATGATTTTGGTATCCATCTTTTTGCTAATCTTCAAAGTGATAACAGCCGAAACATTAACCGCCATCATTGCAGCACTAATAGCCGCAGGATATATACCAAAAGCCAAAAGCGATGCAACAGATTAGAAGAGATACCATCAAAGTAGTGCGCCACAGCAAGGTCAATGTCGATGAGATGCAGTGGCATCAGCCCGATGTGGACACCTCATTCCAACAAGCCAACCGCGAAAGCTTTCAGGCAGTCATGGCGCAGCCGCCAAAGCCGAAAGTATTAACGGCCTTTGATACAATTCAGCCGTGTGATGTATCTTTGTACCCAGCCGCCACGTATTACATCCCGAAAACTCACGCTGTAAGAAATGAGCCGCAAATACCAATGCCTATGAATTACGATATACTTGCTAATGGCATCGTGTTAACATTTACGATGCTGCTTACTATCAAATATGCGCTCGGATGCGTACCAGCATGGCGTGCTTTCTTGAGTGATTTACGTTCGGTTTAACGTATCTTTGCAGCATGGCATCGCTGCACATCCTTGAGTCAAGCATTGACCTCTTCTATGTGATCACCGACAGGGATGGCAACATTGTCGCAACGAATGAGCTCTTCAAAGAGTACTCAAGCCACATAAAGCCCGGCAATATACTCGACATCGCAGCGCAAGACAGCGACCGCGATGAACTGCTTGCAGCCATTCGCAAGGCGCAAAGCAAATCGCCCGACCCGATTCGGGCATACGCTAAGACGAAGCAGAAGATTGCATCCGAGCGGTTCAATATGTGGAATGTTTATGCGATTGTTGACATGCTGCACTTCATCGGCATTCAATTGGTCGATGTTACTTCCATCTCAAACCACGAATACGAGCGGCAAAAGATGCTACTGGAAGAGTTTAGGTTCACACTATCGCACGAACTTCGTCAGCCGTTGACATCGATTGGCGGCTTGGTGAAAATGATTAATGAGCATACGTGGGCAACCGATCAGGAGCGCGAT